TGGTAGATGTATACCTGGCGTCCATCAGCACGGAGTTGTATTTCTTGGGCCATGGCGTCGGTGTCATGTGCGCCGCTGATTTCGTCAATCAGAAGAAGGTTTTCTCCAAGACGAACACCGATGACCGCTGACATGTTGCCAACGTTGAAGTCAACACCCACGCGTAGTGGTTCCCTGCTGACGTCTGGTATTTCTGTTGTTACGTGCTTTTTGCGGTCGAACCGGTCATAAACCTGGCCGGTTGTTAGGTTGCAGAACTGGCCTTCTAAGTAAGCCTGCAACAGGCTTGGATCGTAGTTGGCCTGCAGCCTTTCAATGAAGTCTTGGGGCAGGAATGGATTATCCGCCGAACGCATCCTAATCAGCTTTCTGTCATCACGCTGCTGGGCTTCCTCTGAGCCAAACGTTGACCACATCCAGCGAAACCCTTCTGGCGTTGATGCGGCACCAAATTGACGAACATTGCCAGCCCTGAGGCGGCCAAGGATTTTGGGAAATGCTTTGGCAGCAATGGCAGGCGTGACCGTATCAATCTCATCAGCCAACACCCAGGCAAGGTTCAGGCCAATGATCCGTGACCAGTTCTCAAAACTGCGGCAGAGAATCTTGGTGTCACCGCCAGGCAGGTGCAGAACGTACTCAGGGAGTGGTGAAGCCCTGAAGGTGTAAGGGATCTCATAGCCCTCCAGAAAGGTTTCAAAGTCGTTTTGCCAGATGTCCCGGACCAATGGCCCTGTCGGCTCCATGACGCAGCCCGTGAACCCTTGGTTGGCAAGGGCAAGGACCACGCTCTTGGCCGCTAACGCTCTTGTCTTGCCTGCCCCATAACCTGCAGACAGCCCAATGATTTGAGTGGTCTGGTCTTCAACGAATGCAAGCTGGCCCGGATGCAGATCACCCTTGATGCGGTTCTCCAGCTTCTGAACATCAACTTGGTTATTGCCTTCCCCAAGCTTCTGGAGAACATTGCCTGGCGGGATTGTAGACAGAACACCCATCAGTCGTACAGCTTGGCGATCTTGGCAGCCGTGTTGATACAGCCCAACACAGCTTGGAGGTTGGACTGTTCCATGCCCTTCTTGTGGACGACGTTCAGCTGGGACAAAAGTATTGCGGCAAAAGCTTGGCGATCCAAGTTGAAATCTTCTTCAAGCCGCTTTGTGGCAAGGGCAATGTATTCATCGCTTTGCCTTTGCTTCAACCCCCATTCATTTGCGGCGTATTGCAAAAGGTCTGAACGTGTTGCCCCATTGGCCATCATCCGGGCAAACCTTGCTGTCCGGAACTCTTTTTCCGCTTTTGTGCAACGTGGATTTTTATCCATGGTTTCAGCCTAATGATGCAAACGAATCCAGGGCGTACCAGACGTGTGAGTTGCGATAGCCGCCTTGATGCGTGGGAACTATTGGCGTCACACCGTGGCAGTTCCTCCATGCTGGATAGACAAGCATCGAGCCATCCGTTTGGTCAAAGGTGGCGTCGTAATCGGGCACATGCAAGTTCCCGCCTGTGCTGTTCCGCCGCTTGGTGATGATGATATTGATGGCGCCTTTGACGTTGGCGTGGTCTTGATGGATTGGCGCTGCGATGTTGCAGTTGCTGATCGTGCTGCTGAAATGCTTTGCGAAGCGCCACTTCTCAGGCACACGAGCTTGGACTTTGCTGCTGTGCAGCTGGGTGACTTCAGGTGCCAGCTCCTGTACAAGCTGATAGGCGTTGATGCCTGCCTTGTGCATGGCTTTGACAAAGGTGCCAGCGGTCTTGCTGCTGTGGACAGAGGAGCGTGTGCCGTAGGCCCGTCGCATATGTGGCTTGGGCGGCACGCTGCCAAGGATGGCTGAGTACTGGGAGATGACCAGGTAACGACGTTTGCCGTCAGGCCCTGGTGGCAATGGACGTTTACGGTCCATCATCGTTTTGGGCACCCTGGTTGAGTTGACCTCATGGTCAGCAATGTTGACCAGGTTCCGCAGGTCATCAGGCAGTTGCTTGATGAACAAGCCGACCTGAGTGCCATCAGGGTCAGCAAGGATGCAGGACTCTGTGACGTTGGGCTGCAGCGTTGGGCAGGTGTCCCCGATCTTGAGCTTGGGCGCCTTGGGCTGCAGGGTAAGAACTGGCAGCTTCATATCCACTGGAGCTTTCCGTGGGTGATTGTTTTGAGCTTGATGTTGGGCACGTCACCGGACTTGGTGTACAGCTTGCTGATGCTTGGGAAGCGGTTGACGATCTGCTGCAGCTGGTGTTCGTGGTCTTTCGCACGTTTGTCTTTGCCGCCAAGCTCAGCTTGGATACCGCCTTCTGCGAAGTATTTGGTCTTGGGTGCGTAGCCATCAATGCGGACCACACCCTTGTATCGCTTGAACGATCTGAGGGTCAGCTCAAAGTCTTCACCAGATGACTGACGTGGACGGTCGTCACCACACATCGCCGGATCGCCTGCAAACGTGCCGTGGAAGATTCCACAGATGTATCGCAGGCCGACTGTGATGGTTGGCTTAAGGAACATGCCATTGGCCACGGGATTGATTCCCCAGAGTTTTGCCCCGGTGTTTTGGCAGACCTGAAAGCCTTTGGACACAAGGCGGTCAAGGTCCCCGGTGTACGCCTGCAAGGCGTTGCCTTCCTTGACGTACAGCCCAGCAATGTCGTCATCCAGGTTGAGGATGCGTGTGCCGGGTTTGTAGTAGTGCAGGTTGTACCAGATGCGGGAGTTGATCAGCCCTGGCTGGCTGATGACAACCTTGACGCCAAGGCCAATCGCCTGCAGAGCGGTGTCATACAGGTGCTTCTCATTGCTGTCAGCCACGAAGACAGTGACACGGCTGAAATCAGCATTGGTGCGCTTCAGCGTTGTAAGCGTTTCAGTGATCAGACGCGTTGGCCGCTTATAGCTGGGGATTGCGATCTGATAGTCGATCATGCAGCCAAAGCCTCAATCAGCTTCATGCCCACGTACTCACCACGCTTGCGAGCTGCTTCCACTAGGGCCTTGGCTTCTTCGTAGTCCTCAGGGCGGAACTCAATCTGGATGGCCTTCATGACACCATCAGCCAGCTCTGCTGTGGGGTCATCTTCCATGTCGTCCAGTGCCGACAGGTCAATGTCCTCACCAAAGGTGGGCAGGTCATCACCCCAGCCCAGCAGGGTCAGGTCAAAGCCAGCTTCACCTAGGGCCTGCAGTTCAGCCTGCAGCACGTCGTCATCCCAAGTGCTGTTGAGTGCCAGCTGATTGTCAGCAATGACGTAGGCACGTCGCTGTTCAGCTGTGAGGTGGCCAAGCGTGATGGTCGGCACTTGGGCCAGGCCCATCAATTCAGCAGCCAACAGACGGCCATGGCCTGCGATCACATTGCAGTCATCGTCAATAAGGATTGGGTTTGTAAAACCGAACTCTTTGATTGATCGGACAAGACGATCAAGCTGTGCTTCTGAATGTTGCCGTGGATTGTTTTCGTATGGCTTAAGAACTTCAGTTTCACGCTGGACGATTTTGTCTGATGCGATTGTCACTAGCAGTTATCTGGATGCGCTTTCCAGAGTAGCCGTAGTTGCCGAAGCTTCGGTTCAACTAGGTGATGTGAACTTACGGTTCCGCTGATGTTGCCGACCGTGATCTGAACACAACCATCGTCGAGGTTGCGGATCTTGGCATTTGGAATAGGCATCTTTGAGGCGCTGTTCATAGTCCAAGAAGGCTTGAAGGTTGTTCAGATGTTGCTGTGCCCGAAGGTGTTGGTCCATGTTTGAAGTCGGGGGATAGATCGCCACACACAGGCGCCCTGCTTTTCCCTGCCTCGCCAGGGTGTTGTATAGCTTTCAGCCTGGCTTGGGGAAAGCTCAGGCATCAGGCTCCCCGACTGGGGGGGTTATTTAGGTGGCCGCATGTCTTGCCAATAGTCACGCAGATCAGACAACGCATCTTTGAGGCTTTCGCCACCGGGGCTGGAATCCCAGCCTTCAGGCAACCAAGCTGCATTGATAAAGATTGACAAGTGATCACCGTTGCGAGACACCTGCCCTTTTGGAGGGTCATAGCCATCGCACCAAGGGGCAGCGTCTAAATCTGCGTAGCTGCGTGGAAACTTGAAGCCTTTCATTCGTGCTCCTCAACGGTGTACGAAAAGCCGCAGTCCTTGGCGTCTTGCACCAGCTGGTCACGCTCATGGGTTGTGTAGGCCCATTCAGTCCACTCAATCTTGCCGTCAAGCGAAGCTTCAACGTAGTAGCGGGATTGAGGTTCCATGGCTTGGAGCTTCAGAAGATTGGTGGCTTCAAGCTCATCTTGGTGCTTTTGAAACGACTCGAAAAGGCTGAGCATGTAGTTGTGATGGTCCATGGTGTGTGTGCCTCTCGGTGTGGTGTGGATCAGATGCCGTTGGCGGCGAACCAGAAAGCAACTTCACCAGCCAGGTCGTCTTCGTTGGTGGTGCCCTGAGCGATGAGCTTTTTGGCTTGCTGCTTGATTTTGTACTGCTGAATGGCGGTGAGTTCACCACCCAGTTCAGCTTCGATGGTTTCGATGATGTTGAAGAGGTTGATCATGTGAGTTGGCATCCCTGCCTTTCTTGAACTTATTATGGCATGCCATTGCCATATTGGCAAGCCATTCAGTTCTCCTCAATGAAATCTTCAACACCCTGAACAAGGGTGTCCAAGTATTTCTGGATTTCCTTGAGGTCTTCAGGGTTTGCGATCAGGGCCTCAGTCAGCTGGTCAAGAGCGTTGGTGGTGGTTTCATTCATTGCCTGATGTGTGTGTGAGGCTCCCGCCCCGTTGATTAGATTATGGCATGCCATCAAGCAAATGGCAAGCCATCACCATTCATCGTCTTCT